TGAGCGCATGGCTTTGTCAACTGCAATGGATCCAGACTTCGACACTGGCAACATGCGGTTTAAAGCTCGTGAGCGTTACAGCTTCGGCTTCTCAGACCCACGCACTGTGTTCGGTTCACCGGGCGCAGCATAAGCGTAGGCAAAATGAGTACAAAAGGGCGGCTATCCAGCCGCCCTTTTTCATTGTATACTCTAGGTAACCTTGACAGTCCCGAGGTGGGACTGACATTAGCCACGACAAGGAGTTTAAAATGGCTTTATCTACTTTTTCAGGACCAGTGCGTTCAAACGCTGGATTCCAAATTCCCGTTGTAACTACCGCAAATTTGCCAGCTTTTGGTGATGTTGCTGTTGGAACCGTTTACATGGTTAGCGACAATGGCGCAGGTGATGATGAATATAGCATCGTAATCAACACAGGTGCTGCTTGGGTAACCGCTGTAGGCGCAGCACTTAGCTAAACAGGAGGCTTAAATGGCTGGTCCAGTAAAAGCCTATAGTGCTACAGCGACAGGGGCAGTGGGTCCGGGTCGCTCACGCATTAAACAGATTGTTATGTACGCTACCGACACTGGTGAGTTTACGGTAACCGACGGCAACGGCGGTGCGACATTGCTTACACAAAAATTCCCAGCCGGTCAGAACGCTCTGAACATTCCGGGTGATGGTATTATTGCTGAAAGCGGTGTTTATGTAAGCGCAATTTCAGGCACAGGTGCCGAACTAACAATCTTTTTGGCGTAAAACAATGTCTGTCTACGACTTACGTTCGATAACTCAGGTGGGTACATCCGAGCCGTTTGAGCTACAGGTTAGTCGTGGACAAATTCCGGGGCACACACCCCGGAATCTTTTTGGCACTGCCACGGCGATTGGCACCTCTTTTGTCACGCCGTGGGAGCTTGCTAATACAAACGCTCTTCCTTTCTTATCCGCTCAGTCCCAACTGACGTTGTCAAGCAGCAGCGCCAGCGACACGGCTGTATCTATTCTCATTAATGGACTAGACGACAACTACGAAGTTGTTACTGAAGCTGTTGCGCTGAACGGGCTTACCGGTGTCACAACAACAAAACAGTTCCGCTTTATCAATGATCTCATAACCGTTGTCGGAAACGCGGTAGGTCTAGTATCCGCGAAGGTTGGTGCTACAACATACGCGGCGATTAACGCTGGGTACGGTAGAAATCAAGCGGCGGTCTTTCATGTACCTGCTGGACATTCTTTTTACTTAGGCCGTATTGACGCATTTACTGCGTCAGCCAACAACGACACTAAATTTATGACGTTCAGAAACCATAACACCTTTTCAGATGGTCGTATATTTAACGTAGCTCAGACAAGCTTCTTGCAGCGTATGGATATTCAAAGGGTTATACCCTTTAAGGTTCCAGAAAAAACCTGCATTGAGTTTCAGATAAAGATGAACAGCCAGACTGCGGATATTGGAATTTTTGGAGAGGGTGTAGTAGTTAAAGAGCAGGGGCGGCTCTAATGGCGACAAGAAAGAAGAAATCTGTTAATCTATCAGTTAAACGTGGCGAAAAGCTGCCAGCATCTAAAGGTGCTGGATTAACGGCAAAAGGCCGGGCTAAGTATAACCGAGCCACAGGCTCGAAACTAAAAGCACCACAGCCGGGTGGTGGTAAGCGTAAGAAGTCTTACTGTGCAAGATCAGCAGGACAGATGAAGATGCATAATGTCAATTGTAAGAAAACGCCTAAGAAGCGCATTTGCGCTGCGAGAAGAAGATGGAAGTGCTAATGGACAATAAAATTATCGCTGCTGCAATGTTGGCTTTTCTAGGCTGGCTGGGTGTTTCAATTATGGATTTAAAAACTGACACAGCGGTTATTGCTGTGAAGGTAGATAAGAACCACGAGATACTAACTGTCTTATGGAAAGATTTTTTGGAGAAAAGAAATGGCAATCTCGCGAGGCTCGATGTCAAAGCAAATTGAAAAAGGCGGAGCAAAGAAAGATGCATGTTACAGCAAAGTTAAGCGCCGTTATAAGGTCTTCCCGTCAGCGTATGCAAGCGGGGCAATCGCCAAGTGCCGTAAAGTCGGTGCAGCCAACTGGGGAAACAAAACAAAGAAAGCAGCAGGCGGAACATACAAGTACCGCACAACCAAATTATATTGATAGTGGGCAAGTAACATTGAAGCCGTGGTAGAATTCTTGTTAACAGTTTATTTAGGTGGTCAGTTGATTGATCAAACGCAAAGGTTCATAGACTTAGATCGTTGTATGTACTTTGCACAGCGTTTATCACATCAACCATCGGTGCCGATTACTGATGGAAGGAGGGCAAAAATAGTAGCTATTTGTAAACCTATACCAAAGAGGTAGATATGGAACCAATTTCGACGGCCTTGGCAGGCATTGCTTTAGTTAAAAGCGCTGTGGATGGTATCAAGTCCGTAATAGGAACTGCCAATGATATAGGTGACATAGCTCATCAGATTGATGCTTTGTTTACAGGGCAGAAGCAGGTTAACGAAGCCAGAAACAAAAAGTCCGGCGTAGGAATATCTGATCAATTTGGTGTAGACAGTGTAGCTCGTGAAGTCATAGACGCGAAGATAGCCGCTGAAAAACTACAAGAGGTGGCTACTATGGTGGATATGAGATTTGGCCCGGGGACTTGGAAAGGTATTTTAGAAGAACGACAGAAACGTATACAACAAGCAAAGGAAGCAGCCGCAGAAGCAAGGCGTCAAAAGCTACAAGAGGCAAGAGAGTTTGAAGAACTAATGCAACAGATTGTGCTTATTTCTACAGTTGTTGTTGCGGCAATTGGTTTTTTTGTATTTTTGTTTACAGTTGTTTTGTAGATATGGAAAAGATATGGCAGTACGAAAAACTAAAAAGGGAGCGGCCCTCAAGAGGTGGTTCAAAGAAGAGTGGAAGGATGTTCGTACCGGGAAAGCGTGTGGGCGTAGCGAAGGAGAGAAACGGGGTACTCCATATTGCCGCCCCTCCAAGCGTGTATCTTCTAAGACCCCTAAAACATCCAAGGAAATGACAGCGGCTGAAAAACGTAGTAGAATATCACAGAAGAAAAGACTAGGTCAGCCAGCAGGTAAGCCGCGCCGTGTTAAATCGTTAAAAAGGAAAAAGTAGATGACAAAGAACAAAAAGAAAAAAGCTGCAAAGGGTTATAAGGACATTGATCTTATAAGCCCACGCAAAGCCATGGCTATGGGTTACCACATGGGTGGGTCAATCACGGCCCCTGCTCAAGGTCCGGGCGGCCAAAGCCCAATGCAGCGTCCAATGTTGCAAAGTCCGGGCGGCCAAAGCCCAATGCAGAGCCCACTAATGCAGCGCCCGGGCGGCCAAAGCCCAATGCAGCGTCCAACGCGAGGTCCAATGCAGCGTCCAACGCGAGGTCCAATGCAGCGTCCAACGCGAGGTCCAATGCAGCGCCCGGGCGGCCAAAGCCCAACGCGGCGTCCAATGCAGCGTCCAACGCGAGGTCCAATGCAGCGTCCAACTGGTCGGCGCGGTTTTTCTGGTTTAGGTTCTATTGCGCGCCGTTTTGGAGTTAGGTGATGGCAACCTCGGGGACAACTAGCTTTGAACTTAATGTCGCAGAAATTATCGAAGAAGCTTATGAGCGTTGTGGCTTAGAAGCTCGCACTGGCTACGACTTTAAGTCAGCGCGACGCTCACTAAACCTAATGTTTGCAGACTGGGCTAACCGTGGCATAAATCTATGGACAGTGAAACAGGGCACACAGGGGTTGACGGCTGGCACAGCTACCTATACGTTCAGCAGTGACTACACAGATCTTCTTGAAGTTGTACTTCGTAGGGGTGGGATCGACTATGAGCTAGGAAGAATGTCTCGTGGTGAGTATTTAACGCTACCTAATAAAGATACTCAAGGTCGCCCCAGTCAGTTCTTTTTCGACAGGCAAACTATTCCACAGATCACACTTTGGGCAACTCCAGATAGTTCTACTGACACGTTAATTTATTACTACATAAAACGCATTGAAGATGCGGCTACGCTGGTAAACACAACAGATGCCCCTTTCCGTTTTTTGCCTTGTATGATTGCCGGTCTGGCTTATTATGTTGCAATGAAAAAAGCTCCAGACAGAATACAGCTATTAAAAGTTGTGTATGAAGAAGAATTTCAACGCGCAGCAAATGAAGACGAAGATCGTGTGCCGTTGAAACTACAGCCAAACATACAGTATCTTAGGGTTAATTAATGGCTAGGTATGCGTCTGGTAAAAATGCTTGGGGGATTTCTGATCGATCCGGATTTCGATACCGCTTGTCTGAAATGGTGAAAGAGTGGAACGGTTTAAAGGTTGGCCCAAATGAATATGAGCCTAAACATCAACAGCTAGAGCCTATTAGCCCGGGCCCAGATCCACAGGCATTATTTGAACCTCGCCCAGACCAAAGAACAGAATCAGCGGTAGAGTCCCTCCTGCCGCTGAACCCTTTTCAAAGTAGCAACCAAGGAAGTGCAGTGATTACCGTTTTTGAAAAAGCGCATGGTAGAGCCACTTCCAATGTTGTACGTTTTCGGGATGTGGTTGGGTTCGATGGTTTTACGAAGGCAGTGATCGAGCAGGGCAGTGGGTACAGCATTACTGTTGTGGATCCTAACAGCTACACATTTACGGCGGCGTCAGGGACTGCCACAACAGGAAATCAACGGGGCGGTGGCGGCACAGCCACAGCAGGCCCGGTGACATTGGTGATATAAATGAGTTTTACATACACACAGCTACAGACGGCTATTCAGGATTTTGCGGAGAACACCGAGACTTCCTTTGTTACTAACCTGCCAGTGTTTATTCGCGGCGCAGAAGACCGTATTTTTACGATTGTTGATCTTGAGTTATTTCGCAAGAACTCTACCTCGGCGCTAAGCACGGGGGATCCGTATCTTAGTGTTCCTACAGATTATTTAGCCCCGTTTTCTTTTCAAATAACCAGTGTTGATTATAAGGATTTTTTAGAAATCAAGGACGTAAACTTTGTACAACAGTATGCCACTGATACGGCGGCAAATGGGACACCTAAATATTACAGCATTTTTGATATAGGTAATTTTATTGTAGGCCCTACTCCAGATCAAAATTTTACTGTTGAACTGCATTATTATTATCGCCCTGCCAGCATTACCGCTGGAGCCGGGGCCGGAACTACTTGGCTCAGTGAAAACGCGCCCAACGCTCTTCTTTACGGGTCACTTGTAGAAGCGTATACTTACATGAAGGGTGAAGCTGATATGATGCAGTTGTATGAACAGCGATTTGCCCAAGAAATTGAAAGATTAAAAGATTTGGCTGAAGCTAGAGAAAATAGCGATGCCTACAGGAGAGGTCTACCTGATAGGCCACGCACATAAACAGGAGTAAAAGACGATGCCAACGTCAAATGCAGCAACCACCTACCTTGAGCATAAGTTATTAAACTTTTTGTTCAAGAATAATTCTGAATCTTTTGCCACTCTGGGGGACAGTATCTACATTGGTCTAGCGACAGCCGTAGTTGACCCTGAAGCGGGTACAGTAACAGAAATTAATACAGGTACTGAAGACGCAAACTATGTTCGTCAGCAAGTAACTGCGGCCAACTGGAATGAGACTGCAATAGGCACAGACACACAGTCGGTGTCTAATGCCGCAAATATAGAATTTCCAGCCTCAAGCGGGGTCTCCACTTACACGGTAACTCATGTCTTTATTGTTGATGCAGCATCCAGCGGCAACATTATTTTCATTGGTGCGTTAGATGTAAATAAAACAATCGCATCTGGAGATGTTTTCCGTATCAACACAGGTAATTTAACAATTGAGTTGAACTAATGGCTTTAGTCCTTAAAGACCGTGTAAAAGAAACTACTGTTACCACTGGTACAGGCACTTATACGCTTGACGGTGCAGTTACAGGTTTTGAGTCTTTTGGTGAAGTAGGTGATGCAAATACCACTTACTATGCCTGTTCTGATGGGACAGACTTTGAGATTGGTATCGGTACATATACTGCTTCTGGGACTGCGTTGGCTCGTACAACTATTTTGCAGTCTAGTAATGCCGATGCTGCGGTGAACTGGACAGCAGGTACAAGAACTATTTTTTGCACGTTGCCAGCGGAGAAGATGATTTTTAATGACGCCAATGGATCGCCAGTTAATTTCACTGACAACAGTTTGGCTTTTGCGATAGCGCTAGGATAGAAAAATGGCAAACGCTTTTAAATCAGAGACAGATACTGGAGTAGGAACATCCCCTGCTACCGTTTACACATGCCCTGCCTCAACGGAAACAACCATAATTGGTTTAACTATAGCAAATATACACACAAGCCAGATTGAAATTGATGTTCAGTTAGATGCAAGCACTCGCACCAGTGGCGCAGAAGACAGTGTTTATATCATAAAGGACGCTCCTGTTCCTGTAGGGTCTTCCTTAGTTGCGGTTGGTGGTGATCAAAAAATAGTTTTAGAACCCGGTGATACTATAAAAGTTACATCAAATACCGCCGCTTCGGCGGATGTTGCTTTGTCTTGCCTTGAGATTTCATAGGGGTTAACAATATGAGTTATTTAGGACCAAAAGCTCTCGGTGACTTTGCCGACAGTAGCATTGTCACCCTTACAGGCACACAGGCACTAACCAATAAAACCGTAAATGGTCGAGATCCAACAGCAGATGGTGCAAAGCTGGACGGCATAGAAGACAGTGCAGATGTAACTGATGCTACAAATGTAACTGCTGCGGGTGCTTTAATGGACAGTGAGGTTACTAACCTTGCACAAGTCAAAGCCTTTGATAGCTCTGATTACGCTACAGCCGCACAAGGTACAACCGCTGATGCAGCGTTGCCTAAAACTGGTGGCGCAATGACTGGCGATATAGATCTTGGGCAAAACAACAAGGCATTATTTGGTGGTACTGGTGGTGATTTAGAAATTTATCACAATGGCACTGACGCTTATATCGACAATAATGATGGGCATTTATTTATCCGCAACAATGTGGATGGCGATGATGGCAGCGATATTTACATTCAAGCCAAATCTGGTGAAAATAGCGTTGTTATTCAAGATGATGCTGGGATACTACTTTATTATGATGCTTCTCTAAAATTTACAACTCAATCTTATGGTGTCAATGTTTCTGGATATGCAACGGCTAGAGGTGTTCAAGAAACTGTATACAATTTCGGAACTACCAGTGGTACAATCGCACCTAATTTTGCTCTCGGTGCTATTCAAAAAATTACATTAAACGGTAACTTAACATTTAACGCATTTACCAGTCCTGCTGCTGGTCAATCAATCACTTTGATCATTGACACAAACGGAACTGGCAGGACGCTTACTTCAACTATGAAGTTTGCTGGCGGCAATAAAACTATGTCAACAACCGACACAATAGATGTAATGACTGTGTTATATGATGGTACAAATTATTTGGCTAATTACGTTACGGACTTCAGTTAGGGTACGTCTATGCCGTTTGGATTTACAAGATCTATGATAGGAGCATCTTCAGCAGCACCAGCACCTATTCCCCCCCTCATTGGGGAATTAAGCGGAGTTCTTGACACTCGCAGCGGTCAATATTCTACTTCTGCATATGAGCTAGTAAATTTAAGTACAGCCTTTGCGCCTTATGTTGGTGAACAAGGACGATTAGTTTTTCAATACACATCTGGTACAAGTTTTACTGGTGATATACAAATAGATGATGTCAATATAGGATCTTCTAGCAACTACTCTTTTGAGGCAGACGGCCAAGATTGGGAAACCACTAATGACAACACCACTACGTCTACATATACTGATGCGTATTATCAAGGCTTAACATGGCTTCCGGTGACTACGGGAACACTTGCCAATAAGTGGAATAGACATAGTGGTGGTACTGGTTCCCTTAACACTGGGTTACCTTTTGCTTATGACGGAAGTTACTATCTTTATGTCGAAACAAGCACCCCCGGGTACTCGAACAAAGTAACATGGCTTCGCAGCCCGCCTGTAACACTAGATACAGCGACACTAAACTATGCTCTAGGCAGGTATGGTGCTACAATTGGTACAATAAGAGTATTTTGGGAAACACTCCCACTGTATGTGTTTACCTCACACATATTTACTACTGCTGGCGTAACCGGTAGGGATGGGCCAACATTAGCCCAATGTACATCAGCATATTCATCGGCATATTGGACTTCCAATACTGCATACTTTAATGTATCAACACAAGGCGTACAAGAATGGACTGTTCCAGAAGATGGCACTTATCGAATTAAGGCTGAAGGTGCGTCAGGTTGGGGAAGTAGTTCAGTAAAACCAACCGGAGCATTGATTCAAGGTGATTTTACTTTAACAGAAGGTGAAATAATAAAAATTGTAGTAGGCCAGAGAGGTGTTGATGATAACGTTTACGATGCCTCTGGAGGCGGTGGCACTTACGTTATAAAGACTCCATATAACAACACAGCAAGTATATTAGTTATTGCAGGCGGGGGAGGAGGAAGAAACATTTCCACCAGTTCTTCGTACCCCTATAACTTGGCACAGGCACAGGGGCAATCAGGGACGGCTGGGGGAACTGCTAATAAAGGCGCTCCGGGTAGTTTGGGGTATGGTGGAACAAATGAAAACCAAACAACAATGGGCGGTGCTGGCTTTTTTGGGGATGCTGTAGACGGTGCTAGCGGATCAAATAAAATTATGGCGAAATCATTTATTAATGGTAGTGTTGGTGGTCAAGCAAACTTTACTTCAGCAATTGGTCGCGGTGGTTTTGGTGGAGGCGGTGCTTCTGGTCGTGGTGCGAACTATGGTCCTGCTGGTGGTGGAGGTGGATACACTGGTGGAGCGGCAGGATACAACTCAAAGAATGGTGGTGGAGGCGGTTCTTACAACAGTGGCGCTAACCAAACAAATACTCAGGGTGGCTCTGGTGGAAACAGTTACACCCCAATGGGATCAGGTCAAGTCACTATAACAAAACTGTAGTTGGATGATGTATAATGTCATATTTAGGTAAAACACCCTCTCAGGGGACAAGGAATAGATTCTACTTCACTGCTTCTGGTGGGGAAACATCTTTAAGCGGTGCGGATGACAACGGCAATACTTTAACATTTGCTGATGGAGCATTTGTAGATGTTAGTATAAATGGAATTACACTTGTAGCGGGTACTGACTACAACACAACTACCGCGAACACTATCGGCGGTTTAACAGCGCTAGTAGCAAGCGATGTAGTGGAGATTGTCGCTTATGATGTGTTTAATATATTTAGCGGAAGTGTAAAAGGACCTCTAAATGTCAGCGAGACTGTCACCGCATCAGCCTTTAGTGGCGATGGCTCTGCTCTGACT